CTTTCGCCTTCCGAATGGGAGTAGAGCGGAGCGGAAGCCGAGGTTGTCGTTCGAGTTCGACCGCGGGTTGTTCAAGTTGACGTTGAAGACGCCCGCATTGCCGCCATTGTTCCAATTGCCACCGCAGTTCGCCACGCGCTTCCCTACAGCCTGTTCCCGGTGTTTATTTCCTTTTCTTTAGATTTTTGTTTGTCTGTTGCTTCGGGTCTTCCGCCAGCTCCGGATAGACGTACTTGTAATAGCCGCCGATCAGCTTTCCGATTTCTTCGGACTGCCGGCTCCATTCTGCGAAATTCGAAGGCCCGCGCAGGCAGCCTGCGGTGAATGCTACCTGAATCAAATCGTGCATTGTATGGTTTCTCATGTCGAGGTTCTTGAGCGCGCTCTTCTTTTGCCAGGAATACTGCAGCTCGTTCGCGTCGGCCACCATTTGGTGCATCAAGTTGGCCATAAAATCTCCGAGGAGTTTCTGATTTTTCACGCTCCAGCCACCTATCAGACCGAGGCCGTAAACTTCCATATCCACGATTCTTTGTCGGATTGTGAAGTTTTGGTCTTCTTCCTCTTTTGATTCTATCGTCGGGTTCTTTTCTTCCGTCATGTACATCTATCCTTCTCTGTCGGCCTGCGGCCGTGCTGCCGCAGGCCGCATCAGTTACTCAGTCGCCGGTTTACAGTTCGCAAAAAGCGGAACGGAAGCCGAGGGTGACGTACGAGGCGCCGCGGGTGTTGCCCAAGTTGACGTTGAAGACGCCCGCATTGCCGCCATTGCCCCAATTGCCACCGCAGCCCGCCACGCGCTCGCCGCTCGTGTTCCAGCCGTGGTAATCTCCGCCGTAGTCTTTTCCGGGCTCCGCCGGATAAAGGATCAGCTCTTTTGCGATCTCCGGCGCAGTCAGCCCGCTTGCGAGAGTCATTGCGCTGAAGCTCTCCCATCTTCCGGAATCGGTCGGGGTGACTGTCGTCGTCAGCTGGTTCGCGCTGTTCGAATACTTCAGGGTTCCGGAGGTTCCGGGATCTACGATGGATCCGTCGGATGCGATAGCTTTCCAGCTTGTGCTCGCGGATCCGAGGCTTACTTCCTGCAGCATCGAATTGCAGTAAGGGATAATCTGAATTTCTCCGTCAACCAGGCGGAGTCCTGCATTCCACTCCCAGATGTTTCCGTTCAGGTCTGCGATCCCGGCTCCGGTTCCGTCGTGGTTCCAGGTCTCAGGTCCGGACCCGGTTGCGGTTCTTCTTTCCTGCTTCGCGGAGCTGTCGTAGTAAGTGCCGACGCCCTTTTCGAGCGGGTAGCTCGCGTCGGATCCGTAGTTGTTGTTGCCGTGCGGCATTGTTCCGTTTGCCCTGCAGAAAAGTGCAATTTCAGCCCAGAGGGCGAACGGGATAAGTCCCCAGCCTTTTCCTTTGGCTCTCGCATACTGGACCGCCTGGTCGAAGTTGACGTAGGTTGCCGGGTCTCTCATCGGCAGTGAGTAGCCTCTGCCTCCGTAGACGATGTTCTGGAATTTGTCGACGTACATCACGGATTTCTCCACTCCGTTTACGATGTGGCCGCTGTGGGTCTGGTTACTTCCTCCGAAGAGTTCCTTGTTGGTGTGCTTCGGAAAAGCGACGACGACGGACGGGAGCCCTGCGTCATCAAGCAAGACGGTATTCTTGCCTCCGGTCAAAGACTCGACCGCGAGTTTCATGTCATCAAAATTTGCCATTTTCTATTTCCTCCTTCTTCAGATCGCGAAAAGGCGAACGGTGCACTTTTCGATGTCGAACGGCACGGCTGTCTTGGTTGTGATCGTTTTCTGATTCATTGCGCTCTCTTCCTGATCCGGATCATAGTTCGGGTTGTCCTTGGTCTCGAGCGTGTACTGCCTTGCAGGGATTTCAATCTGCACGACGATGTGCTGGGAGTCGGTGTCGTATCCGAGCATCAGGTTTTTGTCGCGGTCGTAGTAAATGTCAATCGTGACGTCTTCGTCGGCTTCTCTTTTCTGGAGGTTCACCGAGATGTCGTCATCGATGGTGATCGATTTCTTGGTGTGGGTGTACTCCAGGTATTCGCCTTCGTTCATGTGAACTTCAATCATTTTTTATCTCCTTTCCATCTGTCTTCCGAGTGCTGCGGCTTCTTCGGTTCTTCGGGAGATTACCTCGACGGCTTCTTTCTGTTCCGCGGTCGCGCTCTCTCCGATTCCGAAGCAGTGAGCTGCGTAGCGCTCGGCTTCCTGTCTCTCTTCGGATTTAATAATCACGTTTGCCATTAATATCCTCCCTGGACGTAGCAGTCCACGGTGACCGCTGTCGCGGCTCCGCTGTAGCTGACCTTGAAGGCGTTATCCACTCGGTCGGTGATTCGGATGTCTCCGACTCCGCCTCCGGTGCTGCAGATCACTTCGACCAGCACGGTGTAGTTGGTCTTGTTCCTTCTCTTTGTGAGGGTGACTGTCTTCTCCGAATTGTTGAACGGGTATTTCTGCGTGTTCGTTAAATCCACGCGGACAACTTCTCCCTCGATCGCATCGACGTGGTCCTTTGTCTGTCTCTCAAGGTTTGCGACAAATTTTGAAATCTGCAGGGCTTCCCATCCGGACTGGTCCATTGCGTTCAGGTTGTCATCATCGATCGGGGTTCCTTCCTGGATTGTCTCTCCGGGTTCCGGTGTAATGATGTAGATCGTTCTGCCGCTGGAGTTCTGCTTTCCGCTGTCGACAATCGTGAAATGGTTCGGGTTCTCGACGACTTCGTTCAGCCAGCTTATTAAATCTCTCATGCTTTATCCTCCTTTCCTTATTCCGCTTCCTGGACGACGTGAATCGTGAAACGGTACAAGAAACCCTGAGCACTCTTCGTTTTTGTGAGGTTCAGGTCCGTGCTTTCCGCCCAGATCTGTCCATCCTGACCGTAGAGTCGGATTCCGTTGATTGTGTTCGGCGCGTCTTTTCCGAACTGCACGTAAATTCCGACGCGGTCTCCGGACAGCTGTCGGATGTCCTTGATCGTCGTCTTGTTCCAGGAGCCGCCGGACAAATAGGTAGCGTAGCTCACGTCGCGGGCGATGAACGCCTTGATGTTTGCTATGCCGTTTTTGATCGTCATTGCCATGGCTTTTCCTCCTTACTGTTTCGGGCGAATTTTTTCGCCCGGTTTCATTGCTGGGTGGGCACCAGAAGCCTCGGCCTTCCGGTTTGCTATGCTCACGCTGTCAAGCGCTGCGGTCGTTGAAACTGTGGGCGTAGTTCCTGCGACTGCTTTATCTGAAGGCATGAGGGCTGTCCTCTCTGCCGAGACTTCTTTTGTTTTTGCTGCGATGGCGGTTCTTTCGACCGCTCCGCGTTCTGAAGTGTACGGATGCGTGCCAGCCGTTTTGCTTCCGGGCTTTGCGATATTCGCGAGCGCGGAGACCTCTTTGGTTCCGGCTTTGAGCGTGACTCTGTCGGCCGCTCCGAATTCGGAAGTATGCGGATGCGTTCCGGTTGTCGTTGTGCTTCCCGGTTCCGTAATATTCGCCGCTGCCGCGATGGCCTTCTTCTTCAGAACCAGGTCCTGCGTGTGCTGCTTTCCTACGGCTGCCGGGTACGGAAGGGTTCCGCACTTCGGCACATTGTATCCGTATGCGGTGTCGTCGTCCGTCTTCAGCTTCAGTGCTTTTTTGTCCTGGAATGTCAGCCCGGCGTAATGGCTCCGGACGTTCTTTATCCATTCCAGGATGTTTGTGATTTTTTCAATGTCTCCGGATTCCGCCTGACTGGAGTTCAGGACAACTTCGAACGTGTCCACGTCTCCGCCGTTCTGGTACCATTCTTCAAGTTCTCCGGACCCGAATACCGTATTGATGACTTCCTGAACGGCTCCGCTGGTTCCAGCTTTCGCTCTCCAAACGAGCGCACTTTTCACGAGCTCACGCTTCTTTTCTATCGGGAGGCTTTGCTCGTAATAGGGCGCCTTCAGCTCAAGTGCCAGATAATCGAGAGCCTCTTCGTCCAGTCCGTCGATGTCGTAGGAAATTCCTACTTTCGACGCTTTCAGAATAATGTCCGCCAATCGGAGCTTGATTGCGTAGCTGATCGATAAAAACTCCGGGCTGGTTTCGTCAGGCCAGAGGTCTTTCAGCTCTCCGGTGTTTATATCAATCATCTTCTACACCTCCGTAGGTCACGGTTTTCGATGCGAGGTTTGCGACTCCTGTCTCTGGTACCTTTGTAAATGCTGGAGAGGTGATTTCCACTCGCTTCGCTCCGGCTGCCGTTACTCGCTTGATCAGCTCCGATGGATTGATGTCTCTTCCGATCTTTGCGTGCTGCCATTCCACGTAGTCGCTCACCGCGGATTCCACGGCGCTCTGAATGGTCTGCACTTGGTCGCTGTCGGAGCGATTGATGTAATACGTCAGGTTGATCGTGTAGTCTTGTGCGGTCGGCGCGGAAACGACGACCTTGTCTGAAAGCGGCTTGATCTCCGGGTCCTCGATGTAGCTCTGGAGTCCTTTGACGTCTGCTTCCTTCGGAATTTCTCCATTTACTAAAAATGAAATATCGACCTCTCCGGGTGTTGAGCTGGTTATCAAAACGTCCGAGATGTTCTGGCTGTACGTCTCCACCCAGTACTGGTAGCTTTCTTTTGTTCCGCAGGTTGAATTCCTGGACGGCGCTATGAAGATTCTATCTCTCAGGCTTTCGTCGGATTCCGTGTCAGCTCCGCCGGCGGATTCGTCGGTGTTCGTCACGCTTGCGACGTATGGGATCGGGTCTACCAGTGAATCGATGGCTCCGGTCATGATTCCGTTGCTGTCTTCTCCGGCTTCAATGGCGGAGCATGCCACCTCGACTTCGGTGTCTCCGGCGAGGATTTCCGCGTAGGCGTTGGTTGCGAAGTAGACGGATCCGTCCGTCACTCTGGTTCCCTTCGGGATTGCCACGACTCCGCTCTGAGGCGCGGAAAGCGTGAACTTCATCGTGACGGTTGCCGTCGTGGCTGCCGTACGTGTTATTCCTTTTAGTGCCGCGAGGTTATCCAGTGCATCTCCCTCTGCGTACTTCAGAAGGTTCTCTTTGCCGGCTTTGTCGATGTAGAGGTACATCTGAAAAAGCTGGACGGCGCAGGCGTATAAAATCAGGCTGATCGGCTCGCCTCGGACGAGGCTTGTGGTCTCTCCGGTCAGTTCCAGGTATTTTTCCTGGTAATCGTGGACCATCTGTGATTCGACTTCCGGCAGCGACATGTCGTCCGTGAAGCTGATCTCCGGAAGGTTTTCTATCTCTGTTATCATTTATGCACCTCCTAGGTAAATCTTCAGGCCGAGCATTCCGTCGGTTCCGGTGGCTGTCGGCTCCACTTTGGTGATCTGGACCTCCGGAGCGTATTTCGCGAGCTGTTCTGCGAGGTCCACGGTGATCAGGTTGATTGCGTCGTGGCTCGGTGCGTCCAGGAACATTCCGGGGAGTCCGAAGCTCCGGCTTCCGGGGATAGTTCCCTGCCTTGTGACGAGGAGGGCCTGCACGATCTGATCTATGGTCTGCAGTCGCTCCGGGTCGAGGACGCTATCGGTGTCGATGATTTCCTGCAATGTTAAATATGCCATCTGCGTCCTCCTTTACCAGTACTCTTCGAATGTCAAGTCAAGTGTCGCCTTGACCAGCTCGCCCTTGTTGTAGATCCGGTCCCATGTTTGCGATGCTCCGGTGATCGCCCATTTATGTCCCCAGCCATATATCTTCCCTCCGAGGACGAGGTATTCCACGTCTCCGTTCCGGATCATCCTCTCAATGTTTGCGATCGAGGTCCGGGGCGTGACTCCGTGCTCCGCGGAAAGCGTCACAGTCATGGTGGTTTCTGTTCGGTCGGGACCGAGGAATTCTGAACGCGGGGCCTTGTTTAAGATTTCATGCGTCGCCCATCTGCCGTTCTGGGTTCTTTTCCAGTTCTTTGCGGGCAGAACTCTTCGGGAGTTCACCTCAAAGATCAGGCTGGTTCCGAATGAGGCGAGCTTTCCGGCGCGTTGCGCTTTTGCTCTTTCCTCGGCCTGCTGCTTTGCGAGGGCTCTTGCTTTAGCTGCAGCTGCCGCCGCGGCCTTCTTTGCTGCTTCGTTATTTGCTTTCGTGTTTGTCTTCGGCTTGCTCGCAATCTTTACGATGGACGGCTTTGTCTCGCTGATTTTGTTGAGGTAGGAGCCGTAGCTCCAGCCCCATTTCCCATTCCATTGGATGTGAATCCATCCGTTCTGCGTTTTCCCGTCTCCAGTGACGTCCCTGCCGCATGGAATTGCCGGACCGGTTTTTCCGTATCCGGTTCCGGGTCCTTTTCTATGGTTCAGCCCGATGCGGGGTGTGACTCTGTATGTTACGCTCATTCGTCCTCACCTCCTTAGCAGTTCGGGCAGCTCATGCACTTCCGAACCTGGGCGATGATTTGGGAGACGGTCATCGAGTCTCCGGATAATGAGAGCGTGATCTCCGGTGCGTGAATCGTGAGGTTTCCCTTTGCTAGCTCCATGAACGCGGTCCCGATGGCCGTGGCCACGAAGTCTTTTCTGTAGTAGCCAGCTCCGGATCCGGGCGGGGTGTTCTCTGCGTTCCAGTAAGTTCCGAGCGCGATTCCTGCAGCTTGTCCGTTTGATAAATGCAGGACGAGGACGTCCGCGCCGATCGGCGGCATCTCGTACTCGCAGTTAAATGTTGCAAACGGCAGGTCATCGGTGACAGTGTTGTCGAGGTCCGGGTAGACCACTTTGATCATGCCGTGCTTGTAATCAATGGAGGAGACGTTTCCGATGCGTATGTTTCTATCCATTTTCTTCCTCCTTTTAATCGAATGTTCCTTCGTCGACCCATCCGTAAACATTGGACGAGCCATCGACGTGAATCAGGTGCCAAGGGTGCGCGTGTCCATTTCCTCTGCAGTTCGGTCCGAGGGTGATTCTTGCTTTTCCGGCTCTTGCATTGTATCCGCGGGCGGATGCGTAGCTTGATACGTAGTGCTTTCCTCCGTGGAAGTTCACGATGTCGCCCACCTTGTAGTCCTTCTTCTTTGCCGGCGCTGTGGCTGCCGGTTTCGGCGCAGGTGCTTTGCACTTCTTTTGGATTTTGTGGAGCGTGATTGACTGAGTCGTTCCGCTCCGCGGGTCCACTTTTGTCTTTACTTCATCGACGAAATACTTTGTATCGGCTTTTCCGAATCCCTTCAGCGTGATCACGATTCCTGCGACCAGCTTCGGGTTTGCCCAGACGGTTCCGGTCAGCGTGCAGGCTTTTTCGTTCGCGTTGTTCACGGCCGCCTGGATAATTGCTATGGCGTCCGATTCGTTCGCGGCCTGTTCCGAAACTTTAAGGGTACGGGCCCCTGCGGCATTTTCTCCGGATCCGACGTAGACAGAGATTTCCTTGTTTGTCGAACTCTTCTTTTTGCTGTTATTCGACTTGTAAGAGCACCGGCCTCCGGTGTAGGTATGTTCCAGTGTGTCGGTCCATTCCCAGTCGTCTCCGATAAAATCCGACCGGTGCAATGTCAGGACAGAGCTCTTTGCCTCGTACTCGTTCTTTCCGTACAGAATGATCTTCGTCTTGTAGATTTTCATTCCGAGTCCGTACTTTTTCGCGAGCTCGTATAAAAAATCCGAATCAGACCGGTCTGTCTGTTCCAGGGATTCGATTGCGTGGTTCGGGCCGTCGTAGGTGTACTTCAGTCCGTACTTCTTTGCAATCTCCGCGCCGATTTGTTTAATCGTCGTATTTTTCCATGTTTTGGTTCTGTTCGTTGTCTTGATGGACGAGTCTGTCGGCAGGCTGATTCCTTCAAGGTCTGCCGTCAGCGGTCCTCCGCTCATCTTCATGGAATCCAGGAGGAAATCTCCGCAGTCAAGGTTTCGATTGTCTCCTTCCTGATTCCAGTCGGTGAACTTAATTTTTGCCGTTATCCTGTCTCCCTTTTTCGGAAGCCAGGCCTTCATCCACTTCATGTTCTCGTTGTAAACCGTGAGGGCGATGGTGTCGCTCGCTCCGGATGCCACATCATCGTAGCTGAACGATTCGAGGTAGTCCGCGAGGGAAGTGTTCACGTCTTTTCCGTTGAAGTGGAGGTCCGGAACGGCTCGCCTTGCTTTGCTCATTCCTCATCCTCCGCTCCGGCGATTCCGGCGTCATAATCATCCGAAGATCTCCACGGCGGGAGACCTTCGGTGTCTTTTTCTGAAATGTCCGGGATATTGATCTCCGTCCCGGCGGAGAATACGAGCGTGCTGATCAGGGGCCAGTTGGCCTCGATCAGCTGCTTCATGTATTTCTCGTCTCCGAGTTGTGAGAAGGCGATCTTGTCCCAGGTGTCGCCTTGCTCTGTGTAGTAAGTGCTCGCCATCAGATTCCGCCTCCTTTATGTGAATGCCCGGCGGCCTTCCGTCCGCAGGTACTCGCGCATCATCTTCTTGAAGTCTTCCTGGCTCATCTTGTTCGCCTGGACCATGTCTTCCTTGGACGGGGTTCCGCCCTCAAAGCGATAGGTCGGACTAAATACAAAGGTTTCGCCTCCGGTAGACTGTTGTTTCTGGGTTCCGGTTCCGCCTCCGGACATCCTGTTGACGGTATCCGGGATAACGCTGGAGCTTGCGTTCTGATCGAATGTCGGAGTCTCAAGCACAGCACTCTGCGATGCCTGCGCGGCGATCGGCTGCGCGAGGTATTTGCTTGCACTGTTCTGAACCAGTCCGGTTTCGTTCTTCAAACCTTCCGCGAGGCCCATGCCTGCGAACTGTCCGGATTGCATCAAAACCTTAGACGGCGAGTGAATTTTCAACGCGGAGTTGACTGTCGATGCCACCTGGTTCGCGATGTTCCGGGCTTGCGCTATTGCGCTTGCTCCGGCGCTTGCGATTCCGGCTCTGAGTCCGTTCATCGCCTGAAAACCTGCCGAGAACATGGATCCGTAAAGTCCCGCGAATGCGGAGACCATTTGCGCCGCGGTGCTCCGGCATGCTGCCGTTGCCTGCGAGCCTCCGGATCTTATTGCTGCGACGAATGCGACCATAGCCGCCGTCACGGTTGCGTTCATCTGGGTCATTCCACTCTGAGTTGCCGTGTTCATCTGCGTCACGCCTTGCTGAGTTGCTGCCGTGCTCTGCGTCATGGCGTTCTGAATTGCAAGGACAAATTGCTGCATTGCCATCGCCGCGGCTGGTCCCATCTGGCCGAGCATTGCGACCGAAACTATCAAGGCTGCAGAAAGTGCCGCCATTCCGGCCGCCGCGGTGATCGTTGCTCCGGAGAACACCAGCATTGCCGCTGCCGCCATCGCAAGCGGAACTGCCGCCGCGGTCACGTTTGCGGAAAACGGCAGGATTGCTGCCGCCAGCATGGTAAACGCTGCAGCCGCCGGTGTTGCTACTGCCGGCAGCCCTGTCAGCGCCATTTTCAGGAGCGCGATGCTTCCGCTTGCGAGGGTCAGCGCTCCAGAAAGGAGGGCGACCGCTGCCGCCAGTGCGGTGAATGCTGCCGCGCCTCCGAGGGTTGCCGCTGCAAGAGCCGCCATTCCGGCTGCTGTTGCTACGGCTACTGCCGCGAGCGGTGTTAAAGCCGCCGCAAGTGGTACGGCTCCGGCTGCAATAACAGCCATCTTTGCCGCGGTTCCGGCCGCTCCCGATGCGAGAGATTTCAGGGCCGATCCTGCCGCTTTCGCGCTTCCTTCAATCGTTACGACCGAGGCCGCCACGATTGCTGCTGCCGCCGCGAGCGGGACCATTCCGGCTGCCGCTGCGACGGTTCCTGCCGCCAGGACGACCATTGCTGCTCCAAGTGCGAGTGTTGGCGCTGCCGCTGCGAGGGAAGCTGCCGCGAACGGGATAAATGCTGCGGTCAGCATTGTCATCGGTGCCGCTGCCGTAATGGCTCCGGCTGAGAACATTCGGATTGCTGCGGAAAGTGCGAGAAGTGCCGCGCTTCCTACTGCCGCTCCGGCTGCGATCAGTGCCGTTGCCGCTGCGAGGATCGCTGCCGCCGCTCCGGCCGCAATGATTCCAGCCGCGGCTGCGAGTGCTCCGGCTGCGAGTGCAGCCATTGCCGCCGCTGCCGCGAGAGCTCCAGCAGATCCTACTGCCGCCATCGCTCCGAATGCCGTTATTGATGCTCCGAGCTGGAGAAGTGCTGCGGACGCTGCCGGGCCTGCAGATGCAATCAGCGGGAGACTGGATGCCATGAGCGTGATCCCGGCAGAGGCTAAAGCCACGCCCGCGCCGACCATGGTGATGGCCGCTCCGAATGCGAGCATTCCTGGCGTCGCCACCAGAAGCGCCGGTCCGAGCAGCGCAAAAACTCCGGCGAGTGCAGCGATGCCTACGGCCATTGCAGCCATGGCTACTTGCGCTCCGGTTCCGGCCTGTGAGAGCTGGATTGCCGAATTAGCAAGCAGGGCGAATCCTGCAGATGCCATCAGGATTGCAGCTCCGAATGCGAGAAGTCCCGCGGCTCCGGCTGTGAGTGCCGGTCCCAATGCTCCGGCTACTGCGAGGAGTGCGATCATTCCACCCTCCATCAATGCGAGTGCTGCAAATGCAGCAGGCCCGGCTGCAGCTACCTGCGTTGCCGCCATAGCCATGAGGCTCATGCCTCCGGCCGCCATCAATACGGCGCCTCCGAATGCGAGAAGTCCTGTCGCTCCGGCTGTGAGCTGTGGTCCGAGCGCTCCGGCGATTGCCATAAGCGCCGCAATTCCTCCGGTCATCAACGCAAGCGAGCCGACCGCGAGAGGTCCGGCATTCGCTAGCTGAATAGCCGCGAGGGTCATCAGTGCCATGCCTCCGGCCGCCATCAGGATTGCTCCGCCTAATGCCAGGAGTCCGGTTGCGGCTCCCTGAACTGTCGGGGCGAGTTGTGCGATGACCGCCATGAATGCTGCGAGTCCGATTCCGAGTCCGACCAGTGCGATTTGTGCCTGCGGTCCCGCCTTGGCGATATCCTTTGCCGCCTGGACGAGGATCCATGCTCCAGCTGCAGCCAGTGCAAGTCCTCCACCGAATCCGAGCGCGTTCTTTGCTGCCGCACTCATCGCTGTAGATGCCTGGGATGTCGGTGCGGCTACTCCTTTTGCCTTGCTGACAAGATTTCCGATAGCTCCGCCGACTTTTCCGAACACTCCGACGATGCTTCCGGCAATTTTGAAAAGTCGCCCGACGATTAAGAGAACCGGTCCGGCTGCCGCGGCCATCATCACCCATTTGACGATGTTTTTCTGCATCGCCGGGTCGAGGCCGTTGAATTTATCAATGAGCCCGGTGATCTTGTCTACGAAAGGCTGTAAAACTTCGCCCACAATTCCGCCGACGTTGTATTTCAAAACGTCGAAGGAAGAGCTTAATTTTTCAAGCGATCCACCCATTCCGGACATGAGGGCGTCCGCCATGCTCTGCGAAGCTCCAGCTGCGTCGTTCAGCGACGCACTGTACTTTTGTACTTGCTCCGGGCTCGCATTGATCAGTGCCATCCACTTTGCCATCTGGTTTTTTCCGAAGATTGCGGATGCTGCCTGCAGCTGTTCTTCCTGCGTCAAACCTGCGAATGCATTGTGCAACTGTTCCTGGACGTCGACCATGCTCTTCATGGTTCCGTCCGCGTTGAAAATGTTCAGCCCGAGCTTTTGCATCCACACGGCTCCGTCTTTTGCCGGGGACGCCAGTCTTGCGAGTCCGGTCTTCAGGGCTGTAGCTCCTTCGGATCCGCTGATTCCGGCGTCGCCCAGGACATCGGTGATCGTTGCGAGGTCTTGCATGTTCCATCCGACCTTTGCGACGATTGGTCCCGCGGTTGCCATTGCTTCGAACAGGTCCGATGTGGTCGTGTTCGCCTGAGCCTGCGCCTTTGCCAGAATGTCTGCAGCTGTCGTTGCGTAGTCAGAATTCTTCCCGAACATTTTCAGCGCGTTTCCGAGTCCGCTGGTTACTTCTGACAGGTCTGTCTCGGTTCCGGCTGCAAGGTTTAAGGCCGGAGTGATCATGTTTCCTGCTTCGGCCGCGGTGAAACCTTGGCGGGCGAAGTTCAGGGTGGCGTCAGCTGCGTCCTGCATTCCGAATACGGAATTGGCAGCGGCTGTCTTGATCGATGCGGCCAGCTTTGCCGCTTCTTCGTCCGTGGATCCCATTGTTGCTTGAACGAGTCGCAGGGTTTTGTCCACGTCTCCGAATTCCTTCACGCTGGTTCCGGCGAGGCCGACGATCGGCATCGTGACTCCAGCCGTGAGGCTGGTTCCTACTGTCGTGAGGGTATTCCCGATGGTGGTTAATCCCTGCGAGATCGACTGGCTTTTGCTTAATCCCTGTAGCTGCTTCTGCGCTCCGGAAATGGCGGAAGAGAGGGATTTATCAAGTTGTCCGGCGATCTTTATCGCGATTTCATATTCACTTGCCATATTTTCTGTGTTCCTCCCTTGTCACTTCTTTCAAGTCATCGCAAAGGTCTATCAGGTCAAAAATTCTCATGCTTAAAAAATAATCAATGCCTGAATTTAAATTTAGGCTTAAAGTCAGGCAGCACTTCCGGACGTCCGCGAAGTCTGCGGGGTTTAATCCTCGCCGTATAAAAAATTTGTCACACGGTTCTTCACCTTGAGGGAGTCCTTTGCCTTCAGCTGCTGGAAAAATTCAAGCGGAAGGTGAGAAACGCTCGCGGCCAGAATGATTGCGTATTCCAGGGTAATCTCCGGAACTGTCGCGAAGTTTCCGTTCGTCGTGAATACCTTGTTTGCCTTGACGAGGTCATCGGCGGTAAGGTCCTCAAGTCCGGAAAGATCAACCTCTTTGATTTTTCTTCCTTCAAATTCGTATTCTTTTGAAAAAACGGCTTTCAGGGAGTCGTCTTCTTTTTTCTGGATTTCGATGATTTTGGAATCTGCCATTTTGTTTTCCTCCGATATGAAAAAACAAGCGGCCGGGCCTTTTAAGCCACGGCCGCCAGCTCATGCTTGTGCTTCCTTCTTTGGTATCAGCACTGTGATCTGATGTCGGCCATTAGGTCTACTCCGCGTACTTTGTACACAAAGTTCAGCTTGTCGAGCTCGACGAGCTCTTCGTTGTTGACCTCGATCTTGATGTATAAGATCTCCAGCTCGACCTCCGGTTCCATCTTTTTGCCTTTCTGCATCGAGCCGTTTGTGATCGTCTTCGCTTTTCCGCGGAGGACCACCTTGCACGGCTGGTAGACCGTCTTTCCGGTGGACGGATCAATGACCTGCTCTGAACCTCTGAGGGTCAGGAGGGCGGATTCGTTCACGTTGCAGATGTCGTACACGGATGTGTGCAAAATCGCAAAAGGGATTTTTACAGTCATCGACTCAAACTGGCCGGTTGCCGGGTCCTCGATTTCACCGAGGACTCCGGTTCCCTCCAGCGTGTCTGTGATGGACGAAAACTCCGGAAGTTCAACCTCTCCGGAAACGCCCACCAGTTTTTCGGCTGAGTTATAAACGTTGTAGTGGTTCAAAAGGGAAGGGATTTCTGCCATTATGAATTACCTCCTAACGCTGCCTGCAGGGTATCGATGTCGTAATTGATCACGTTTTCGATGTCCTGTGCAGGTGTATATGGTGCGATGTGCTGCCTGAACGTAATCTTGCCGGCGAGGATGTCCGTGATCGGGTTGTCGTCGCTTCGGTATTCGATGGACGCTCCGGCCCACTTGTCCGGTGCATAGGAATTGCAGCGGATGTTCTCGCTATCGACAATGTTCTGAATCAGGATCTGGTTCATCGGGTTATCCACTTTGCTGAAGTAGGTATTGATGAAGTTGTTTCCTTGCCAGTTGAACATGCAGCGAACCGGCAGCCAGATGTCTTTCGCGTCTCCGCTTGACGGGTAGGCGTTGGTGTAGTTGCCCCAGAGTCTCCAGCCGTCCTGGTTCAGGGCGGTGATAATTCCGTAGCCATTCACGGTGTTCGCCTGGTCCTGATCGAGCAGGATTTCGGTTCCGTCTGCGAGGCACTCTCCGGTTGTTCCCATCATATGGTTGGACGGGCTTGCGGACGGTACGTCGTCGTTTCCTGCGTCGAGGTACTGCTTCAGGCAAGCTGCGACTGCACTCTTTGCGAAGATGTACTCTCCGATTCGGCTGCAAGGCCAGAAGGACGCGCTGAACGGAGAAGTGTATCCGCTGTCTTCCTTCACCTGCTTTGTGTCGGTGTACTTCTTTGCCTTCGTGGTGTCAATATCAAGGAATACCATAGCCTTGTAGACGCCATTGGTCAGGGTGGCCTTCGCGGTGAGCGCGAGGCCGACTTCCGGAATCTGGGACCAGCCCGGCGCGAGGATAATTCCCGGCACGATTCCGAGCTTCGGGTAGACCTGACGGATGACCTGGATTCCTGTCTCTTTTCCGGTGTCCGGATCCACGGCTCCGATGATGTCGGTCTTTGTGACCTTGGCCGGGTCGAGGGCGGTTGCTGCGGCTGTGACAGTTGTCGCGTCTGCGAGCTTTCCTCCGGCCACGAGGGTGACCACTGCGTATCCGGTCTCTGCGTCGAATGAAACGGTGTAGTCCGTTCCGTATGTTCCGGTGGTATCTGTTCCGCTCTTCACGGTGACTGTATCACGCAGGACGCCTTCCTCTTCGATGGTGAACTGCTTCTTATTCACCTGGTAGCTCTTGCTTGCGACGTCCTTGGTGTGCTTCGCCGGATCCAGAACGTTAATGAAAACGATCGGGCTGACCGGAAATGCATTCGCGGCCAGGTACATCGACTGACAAAGGGTGAACTTTGAAAAATCGGAAGAATAGCCGAGCTCCGTCTCTGCTTCCGTTGCGGAATTTGCGAGAATCGGAACGTTTACAGCCGCTGCGGGGTCTTCCGCCATGTTGACGGGAGCGGTTCCGACGATGACCTGAACTGAAGACGAGCCTGTCTTCGGAACGGTTACGGCTGTGGCTTCTTCCTGGATATAAATGCCATGCTTTATAGCCATCTTTTATGCCTCCTTCTTTTCTCTTAATTTCCACGCTTCCTTGTAGGCTTCGTAAACGTAGCCCTTCTGGGAGCGGATCATCTCATCGGCGGATCCGTACTCTCTCACTGGTACGAAAAGGTTCAGGAACTGCGGAGCGTTCGCTCTGGTTTCCTTTGCCTGCGTCGGGATGGTTGTGTATACGGTTCCGTATGTGGCCACGCCTTTAATGGTCGGGCCTACGTACATGACCGGTTCTGGTTTCGCCTCCGGTTTTACTGCCGGAGCTTTTGTTGCGGTTGTCTCAGCAGCCGCAGTCTTTTTGTTTGTGTCGCTCATGCGTACTCATCGCTCCTTCCTTGTTTCGGCACCAGAAAGTGCATTTCTATGCCTCCAAAATAAAACGGGTATGTGTCCTCATCGAGGAGTTCCCAGTCCATTTTCTGTCGCGCCCTGAAGGCGTTATCGAGGAGCGGGTACTCCGTGAATCGATCGGTGATTTTCTGGATCATAGTCAGCAGCTGCCGGTGTCCTTTGCCTTCCTTCGAATCATCAAAGACTCCGAGCTGGATAATTACTGAAACGCTCCAGGCGTCGTATTCATCCTCTTCAGCCTCCGAATCAAGGGAGCCGTTCTCCAACTGCACGATAAAATACGGGAAGAACTGAGAGGCTTCCTCTTCGTCTTCCGTCAGCTTTGGCAGCCGCTGTTCATATCCAGTTATTTCTGCGTTCTCTCCGGACGAGTTCTTCAGCTCGACTCCGGCTAGAATGTTTGTGATTTCTTTCAGCAGGGATTGCTGCAGATCAAAAGCTGTCACGCATTAACCTCCTTTTCCGACCAGCACGGCGATTTGCTGTTCCATGTAATGGTGCAGGTTCGTCTCTATGCTCGGCTCGACCACTCCGTAGACCTTCTCTTCGTTGCCGATCATCTTCGGGATCGAGTTCGAGGACAATTTCTTGATCGGGAGTCTTGCTTTGCTCCGGCGCTGGAACATCTGACCGTTCGGTCCTTTGAAGGCTTTAATGTTTCCGCTATAGACCAGCGCTTTCAGGCCTCCGCCTTTTATAATGTTCGCCTTGCCTCCGGATTTCTTCGGCGCTGTCGTGTGAAATTTCACGATGCTCAGAGGTTTTCCGGCGGAATGAATCTCTGCGACAAGATTTCCGCTGTTCGCCTTCCGGATCGTCATATCCTTCTTGAAGCCTCCGGTTTTAACCGTGTAGGTTGCCTGGGCTTTTTCTGCGAGGTCTCCGCGGGCGGTCGTCGCGGTTTTGTTCAGGGCTCTAGAGATTACCGTCGGAGCTTTCCCTTTCAGTTCTCCGAGTTTTGCCTGAACTTCCGCCAGCATTTTTTGATCGACTTCATACGTGATCGCCATTTTTCATCAGCTCCTGTTCGCCTCCAGCGTTATCGAGTAGACTCCGCCTTCGTCGATCGCGTCGGTTACCGTATAAATTCTTCCGTCGAGGTTGAAGATGGTTCCCTGCTTCGGCAGCTTTCCAAAATCGGAAGCGGCCACGTAGACGAGCATCTGCTTCGTGTAGATTCCGTCCATGTGCTGGTTCAGTCTCTTCTCTCGCTCGATCTGTTCGTTGTTATCGATTTGGATCGGCATCTCCGTGCCGTTCACTTTGTGGACGTCCGAGAATTCGTCCTTGTTTATGAACGTGGTTTTGATGTCATCCTGCAGGACGTCTTTGAACAAACTCATACGGTCTTTTTCCTTCTTGGTTTCGGTTTTTCTCTCAGAGGATCCTTCGGGATTTTCCCGACGAGGTCTTCCGGATTTCCGGTTGTACTGAGTCCGGGCATTCCGGGCTCAGCTGTCACCGGGATTGCTTTCGCCGCCGGGGTCGCCTGGCCATCCTCTTTCCAGATCGCCGCTCCGGTGTCCAGCCATGTCTCGGTCATGCCGGTGTCCTCTGGGAGAACGTCTCCGACCTCGTACTGGTATGCTCCACACAAAATTGGGAGCACTGCGATCAGGCGCTTCGTCATGCGTTGATCTTAACCAGCACGGTTGTATCTGCCGTGTCCGCAGCACTGACCGCGAATCCGGCGAGGATGGTGCTGTCTCCGGATGTCACGGTGATTGTGCTATCCGAAGAATCGAAGTAAACCTCCGCGCCCTCGGTGATAGCTTCGGTGGTCTTCTTCGCGAACTTGTAAATACCTTCTACGTTTACGGAGTATTTTGCTCCGGGCAGAGCTCTTGTTGCGACGACTCCGATTCTCTTTCCGATCACCTGGATGGTTCCGGGCTCGATGGTATCCGAGCCAGAATTGGTGCGGTCGATCGTCTCGCCTCTCTGCCAGAAATTAGCTGTTGCCATGGTTATTCCTCCTTTCTATCACGCGAGCTTGAGCTTCGTGTCGACTTTGACTCCAGGGTTCTTCACGATGCCTCTGTAATCCATCACGCTGATACCCCAGTCGAGGTAAATATCCCAGACGAATCCAAGGGTACCCGGTGTTTCCATTCTGCGGATGTTCGGGATTTCCTGTCCGTTAAGGTAGTCGACCTCGATGCCATCGGTGTCGCTCTGGTCTCCGAAGAGGAACCAAGGCATAACGTTGCCGAATCCTCCGCAGAGGGCGTTGATGGTCGGGTCCTCTACGACCTGGATGCTGTCGCGGTATGCATACAGCGGGTTCACTGCCTGGGTGTTATCACTCGTGTTAATTGTCGGGCTGAAGAACAGGGTGTACATGTCGAACTTCATTCCGGAAGGAACGACGATGGTTGCCGGACGGATGATGATGGCTTCTCCGAACTGGTCTTTCTGGTTGGAGAGCGCCATGATCATGGTCTGCATTGCTTCCTGGGTGATTCCGGTTCCGGTTGCGAGCATGTTCTTATGCTCTGTTCCGAAAAGTTTAGCGCCATCGTAGATGGTGTTGTTGTTTACGAGAATCTCGTAGACCTGCTTGTTGATGGTCTTCCTTGCGCTTGCTGCGTAGCGAGCAGGGATGGAAGTCACCAGACCGATATCGTCATCGATGAATGCCTTGCGGCTCAGGGTGAACTGACGGCCGTAAGTCTTCAGCTGTCTCTGCGGCAGGTGTGCGTCCTCGAATACGTCATGCTTGAGCTCTCCGTTTTCCGGAACTTCGAGGAATTCACCGACAGGCCCTGCGAGGTAGTAGTTGTCGTGCTTCTTGAAGTCACGAAGTGATCCCTTCTTTGTGAAGCGGTCGAATGTAACCGGCGCCTTGTTGTATCCTTCCTTGTATGCCTTCTCGATCGTCTGATCAAGAATTGCCGGGAATGCTGACTCCGGATTGTAGAAGGCTCTCTTTGCTACGATGTCGTAGATTTCCTCCGGGCCTTTTCTTAAGAGCGAACCGTCCTGGTATCCGTCTCTCTGCAGGCACTCGATGGCGAGGTCTCTTAAAGACATTCCTGTCAGGCTTCTTGCGCC